CACCCTCAACGGAACAACGATCTGTCACCAGTCATTCGGCGAGCACCAGAGCCGCAGCCCGCCTCCCATAGGTGCCGCAAATCAATAGCGGCGGCGGATTCGATTTTCTGTTGGTCAGAACCGTCATTTTTCCCGAGCCTATGGCACCTACGTTCATTCTGATCCCGGCTCTCTGTTAGTTAGCCAATATCTACGTAATAGTAGAGGGACTCCGCACAATTTGCGCCGTCCCCGATACCGGCGGCACGCCGTTGAGGCGTGAACGATGAAGCTTGTCCAAATGCCGAGCCCTTCGGCATTTTGGCGGTTTTATCGTTCGCCTCATTGGCTTTGCCGCTGCTCCACTCATCAGAACGAGGCGCGTGAATAGCTATGCTGAGCATCAGACCAACGAATGACGGACCAGGCGCCGGCGCGCTGTCGGTTGAATATCTGCCTCTGCAGGTCCTCAAGCCATATCCAAACAATGCGCGTGCACATTCGAAGCGGCAATTAACCAAACTTCGCGCCAGCATTGCCGAGTTTGGCTTTGTCGTGCCGGTGTTAATCGACGGCGGAAATGGTCTCATCACAGGCCACGCCCGGCTGGAGGCTGCAAATAATCTCGGTCTCGACGTCATCCCCTGCATTCGAATCGAGCATCTCAGCGAAGCCCAGAAGCGGGCCTTCATCCTCGCCGACAACCGCCTCACCGAGTTGGCAAGTTGGGATTCCAAGCTTTTAGCCGACGAGTTGCAGTTTCTCACAGACCTGGAATTCGACATCGAGCTTACCGGTTTCGAAACCGCAGAAATCGACCTGATCATCGAAGGGGACAAGGACCCCTCAAAGTCGGACCCCGCGGATCAGGCGCCGGCGCCGCGCGCCAACCTGCCGGCGGTAACCCGCCTGGGAGATCTCTGGCTCTTGGGTGAGCATCGCGTCTTTTGCGGCGATGCCACCAACCTCCGGTCTTTCGAGGGCGTGCTCGGCGGCGGCAAAGCGCAAATGGTCTTTACGGATCCGCCCTATAACGTGCCGATTTCCGGGCATGTTTCGGGACTCGGCCAGGTCCAGCATCGCGAATTCGCCATGGCGTCGGGCGAAATGAGCGAGGCAGAATTTACGCGCTTTCTCACCACCACTTTGGCACACGCCGCGGCATCCTCCGAGGATGGTGCAATCCATTTCGTCTGCATGGACTGGCGACATTTGTCCGAGATCGTCACCGCCGGCCGCACGGTCTATTCCGAGCTCAAAAACGTATGCGTCTGGAACAAAGACAATGGCGGCATGGGCTCGCTCTATCGCTCCAAGCATGAGCTCGTCTTCGTCTGGAAGGTCGGCACCGGCGCCCACATCAACAACATCGAGCTTGGCCGCTTCGGCCGATATCGGGCCAATGTTTGGGACTATCCTGGCGTCAACGGCTTCAAGTCGGGCCGCGGCGATGAGCTTGGGATGCATCCGACGGTAAAACCCGTCGCCCTAGTCGCCGACGCCATCCGGGATTGCTCCAAACGCGGCGGCATTATTCTCGATCCGTTCGCCGGCTCCGGCACCACAGTGGTCGCTGCCGAGAAGACTGGCCGCCGTGCAGCGGTGATCGAGATCGATCCTCATTACGTCGACACGATTGTCCGACGTTGGCAGGACTTCACCGACCAAACGGCCATTCATGCCGTGGATGGGATGTCGTTCGCGGATCGCGAGCGCGCGATCGCGACCTCATAAGCATCCTTTCCATCGAAATTCAGGAGGTAAGTGTCATGACTGATGATGCAGCACCTGGTTACAAGCGCCCACCAAAGGCAACGCGATTCAAGCCAGGGGAGTCAGGCAACCCTCGCGGGCGACCGAAAGGATCGCGCAACCTCAAAACCGATCTCACAAAACTTTTTAGCAAACGCATCCCTGTTCGTGTAAATGGCGAAGTACGCCAAATCAGTCGGCAGGAAGCAATGTTACGCGGCTTGTACAGCAAGGCCGTGGGTGGCGACACCAAGGCGTCGAGTCAGCTCCTCAGCATGCTGGTGAAGTTAAGCATCCAAGACGCCGCGCCAACGCAACCCGACGTCGTTACCGAGAACGACCGCGCCATTGTCGAAGACTTTCTGCGCCGGAATTTAACAGCCACCAAAGGAGAAATCATATGATCCAGCTTACGCCCGCAGAACGCGATGCCATCTTCCGCTTTGATTTCCTGGCTTTCGCGCAGGCAGCATTTTTCGAACTCGAACCTAACAAGATCTTTGAGCGGAGCTGGCATCATGAAGCCATTGCTCAGCTCTTGGTAGAGTCGAAAGGTAAGAAAACCCGTAAGTATATCAACGCTCCGCCGCGGTCGTTGAAATCCTTTCTGGTGTCGGTCGCATGGGTGGCCTTCAAGCTCGGCCATGAACCGACGCACAAGTTTATATGCGCTAGCTATTCACGCGACCTTGCCAGTCATCTTGCCGCACAATGCCGCAAGCTGATGGAATCAGAGATGTACCGCAGGATCTTCAGTACAAGGCTCGCCAAGATCACCGACGACGAATTGCGCACCACTAAGGGCGGCTTTCGGATCACCACTTCGGTCGGGGCTACGCTGACCGGATTGGGTGGCGACACCTTCATTATCGACGACCCTTTAAATGCAAACGAGACATATTCAGAAATCGCGCGAAAAAATATCAACACCTGGTTCACCGGAACGCTTTTGCCACGTCCTGATGACAAAAGAGCCGGCGCCATCTTCGTCGTTGCCCAGCGTCTGCACCAGGACGATCTCATCGGAAATCTCACTGAAAGCGGATGGGACGGTCTCGTGTTACCCGCAATTGCACCCCGCGATACCGTAATCCAAATCGGAAATTGGAGGCATTTCTGGAAAGAGGGAGAGCCGCTGCAGGCGCGCGAACCCCTTGGCCTTCTCGAGGATCAGAAACGACAAATCGGAGCGGTGGCGTTCGCTGCACAATATCTGCAGGATCCGGTGCCGGAAGCAGGCAACCTTCTCAAGCTTGAATGGCTAAAATGGTGCGAACTACCTCCAGTCCGCCAGCCCAGCGATAAAATCGTACAATCCTGGGACACGGCGGTGAAGGTCACAGCCGCCAGCGACTATTCGGTTTGCCTCACGATTCTCGTGCGCAACAATAATGAATTTCACCTCATCGATGTTTGGCGAAAGAAAGTTGAATTTTTTGAACTCTGCGCTGCGGTCCGTAATTTAGCGAATAAAGAAACGCCGAGTGCAATCTTGATTGAGGACCAGGCGTCCGGCTCTCCGCTCGTTTCGGAGTGTGTGCGCAATGGAATGACGGGCATCATTGCCAGGCGTCCAACCACTGATAAAAAGACCCGCATGAACGGCGAAACCGCGAAACTTCAAGCGGGTTCTTTGATTTTGCCAAAGTCTGCACCGTGGCTTGATGAGTTTCTGGAAGAGTATCGCGCCTTTCCCGGCGGAAAGCACGACGACCAGATGGATGCGCTTTCGCAATTCCTGAATTGGCGTACCACGGCCGAAACAGACATCAAATTTAGCTGCGATTGGGGCGACGATTACGGAAACCCCGGCAGCGACGGTACGGCAATTTTGGGCGCGCCTTCGCCAGAGGATTTGCTTTGGTACCTGAGGCGCTGAGAATAACGATCTTGGCCGAACCGGCACCCAGTGCAGGGCTGACCAGCGGCTTCCGCGCCACAATCGCCGAAACCGCGGCGAATCCCAGCAACTCGTGGGTGCTGCCAACCAAAGCACCGCCATTCAGGCGCTGGCAATGATGCCACCTCGGAGCATGTATGGAGCACGAGGTGCCAGTCCATGCCCAATACGATCGACCAAAATGCCGCCATTGAAAAGGAACTCGCCGAACTCGCGCTGAGCCCGATTCAGCAGTTACGGCAGCGCTGGCGAACTTTATTTCGGGCCGAACCGCCTCCGGCGTTCGGTCCTGACCTGCTTCGCCGCAGCATTGCGCAAAGAGTTCAAGAGCAACATTACGGCGGCCTATCCACCACCGCGCAGAAGGAGCTCGATCAGATCATTAAGGCGATGGCGAGCAAGCCCGGCGGCCGAATTGAATTGCCCAGACGAATTAAGCCCGGCGCGGTTCTGGTTCGTACATGGAAGGACAAATCGCATCGGGTGACGGTGCTCGATGATGGTTTCGCCTTCGAGGGCAGGACCTATGTCAGCCTCTCAGAAATCGCACGCGAGATCACCGGCGCCCGATGGAGCGGCCCAAAATTCTTCGGTCTGAGAGCAAAAAATCAGATGAGAGCCGCGAACCCAGTCTCACCAGTAGCCAGCGGAGTACCAAGGCGGCGCGGCCGCCCTCGCTCACCCTGCTCCGACCTCTTCAACCCCGGAATGGAGATGGGTCATGGCCTCTAAGGAAACACAGCAGATGCGGTGCGCGATCTATACTCGCAAATCGACCGAGCATGGACTTGAATTGGAATTCAATTCGCTTGATGCGCAACGTGAAGCTTGCGAGGCCTACATCAAATCGCAAGCCCATGAAGGCTGGCAAGCAGTGGGCCAACGGTATGACGATCCCGCCTATTCCGGAGGGTCGTTGGAACGCCCTGCCCTGCAGCAGCTGCTGACGGACGTCGATGCCGGTCGCGTCAATGTCATTGTCGTTTACAAGATCGACCGGCTGACGAGATCGCTGGCCGATTTTGCCAAGCTCGTGGAGATATTCGACAAGAAGGGTGTCTCCTTCGTGGCAGTCACCCAGCAGTTCAACACCACGACCTCGATGGGGCGTCTAACGTTGAACGTCCTTCTTTCCTTTGCCCAATTCGAACGGGAACTATCCTCTGAGCGGGTGCGGGACAAGGTGGCGGCGTCCCGACGCAAGGGCAAATGGACCGGTGGCGGCATTCCGCTCGGCTACGACGTCACGGACAAGAAGCTCACTATCAATCCCGCCGAGGCCGAGACAGTCCGCTATATCTTCAAACGTTACTTGGACCTGAAGTGTCTCCGCCTCCTCAGCGAGGATCTCACGGCCCAGAGGATTACCACCAAGCAACGGCGCATCAAAAACGGCAGCCAAACTGGCGGCCGCCGCTTCACATACGGTCCGCTCGCCTACCTCCTGAAGAACCGAACCTATCTCGGCGAAATGGGCCATAAGGGGGAATGTTTTGCCGGCGAGCACGAGCCCATCATCGACCGGGCTACCTTCGATCAAGTGCAGCATCTCATGAAGGCCAACTCAGTCGCACGCCGACAAAATCGATCGGAAGGCCGATCACTTCTTACTGGTTTGCTGTTT